CGGCCTCAGCGCGGATAGCCTCAATATTGAGGTTTTGATCCACGGTGTTAACTCCGTTGGGTTGACTTTGCACGGCTGAGGCCGTAGCAGTGCTTTCATTATGGTCGAAAGCACGTCCCAGACCAACCGAATTGTCGGCTGGGATAGTAACCAAGCTCAGCTCAAAAGGCATGAATTTGGTGGCGCGATAAGTCACTGGTTTAGTGGACTCATCGGCTTCCATCTCGTCAATTTTGTAGCCAAAACTAACGTTACGGATGATCCCATCACGGATGAGATCTTGCATTTCGCGACCAAGCTCGTTGTTAGCAAGCTTGACCTTTGCGTATGCACGCTTGTTTTTGATATACGCCTTTTGAACTACGCCAACAATGCGATCAGCATCATGCTGATAAAGCAAAGGTGCGCCGTCATTTAGGCGAGAAAGATCCATGGATTTTGTATCCATGCTGAGAACTTCCATTCCGTAATAACGCTCAACAGGCGTTTCACTGGCAAACGGAAATTCAATGGTGCGATCTTCTTCGTCGTAATTGCGAAATTCGACGCTAAAGCCACGCTTGACAGTTTCTCCTTCGAAGAAACGCAATGCCGCAATCTTGGTCAAGGTGGAGAAACGATGGCCGACCAACCTATCGCTTGGCTTGTAGCCATCACCCTCATCGCGGTAGACACGAATCAGTGCAGCGGGGTTCTCTTCCGATGCATCAATCGTGAACGACGAATCAGGAACGTCGATTGATTCACTGCGAGAGATCCGGGTGATCTTGCCCCGTGCGGCTCCACCACTGGAATCCCACGAAACAAAATCTCCAACCTTGAGTGCATCAGCCGCAGCGCGGTCTTCTACAACCTCAGGCAGCTCTTCAACAACTTCAGGTGCTTCCACTTCGGGCTCAGCAACAACGGCTGAACGCACTTGAGCACCGCTAGGCGCAAAGCCGCGTGCCTCGCGTTTCATTAGATCCACAAATGGACTTCGCATTAGTTTAGATGTTTTTACTCAGGTTCCTGCTCATGTTGAGTCGGATGCTGAGTTGGAGCAACTTCGTTGAATTGCGTTGCGCCGTTGAGCGAAGTCTGTGAAGGATCAGTGTCAAGGGTGATGTTGAGTTCATCGGCAACAGCCAATTCGTGCTGGCGTTGACGCATCTGCTCTTCAAAATCACCGCCGTGCAATGCGATGACTTGAGACAGGGTCATGATGCCGCTGCGAATCAAATCTTTGTAAGCAGCTGCTTCTTTTTGCGGGTCAACAAACTGGGCGGCGGGGGCCATCCACTTAGTGGCCATATAGCGGCCAGGGTTGGTGTCAAAGCCAGGCAGATCAAGGACGCCAGCCATGACCGCCATTTCAAGCCACTTCTCGTAAACCTCCTCACAAAGCGATTCGATCACGTACTGCTGCAGCACCTTGTAGTGCGTACGAGTTTCAAGCAGCTCTAACCGCGAAGAGCTGTAGTTGCTTTGCGAAAAGTCCGAGCTGACTTGCGTGTAACTACAACCAACCCCAGCAGCCACAGCTCGCAGCATTTGCTGCACAAATGGAGTGAACCCATCATCAGGGCGATTGGGATTGAAGAATTGCATCTCCTCTCCCGGCGCCAAGCGGCGGATGCTGCCCGGCGAGAAGTCAAGGACTGACTCTTCGTTGTAAGTGCCATCCTCGAAAAGCTCCTGATCAGGAGTCTTGACGAATGCCATCATGCTGCTGCTGGCACGAGCAGCGACAATCTCTGCTTCTTCGTATCCAGACAAATTGCGAAGCCGCATGATTGCGGTGGCAAATGCACTGACGCCACGGGTCTGACCCGGACGTTCAATCATGTACAGGTGGATGATGTCATCAGCAGGGATGCGCACGCGGCGCTTGACAGCCTTTTGCGCGTAGCTGAATTGATAATCACCGGGGTGATAGTCAAAGAAGTGATAAGCGACGGCGCGGCCCCATTTATCAATCTCGACGCCCATTCGGATCTCGTTGCCATTCTTTTCGATGGCGTTGTAGTCATCGTCGAGCAGATCCGACTCAATGATTTCCAGCCCCATCGGGACTGTGCTGCCACCAAATGACTGGCGGACAACGCGAATAAACACCTCGCCCGATTCGAGCATTGAGGTGACGCAAAGACGCTGGATGTCGTACCAGCTCAGCTTGCCGCCTGCATGACAACGTTTTGCAGATCCCCACCGGGTCCACTGCTCTTCAATGCGGCTGTTGACTTCTTCCGCAAGGCGCCCGCCACGTTGCATGCGGACCTGGGCCTGCAGTTTGATGCCAGTGCCGACGACGTTGTTGCGGACAGCGCGAAGTGCAGCCTTGGCAAAATCCGAATCACGGACAAGCTGGCGAGCGCGGTTACGCAGCAGGCGAATGCTGCCTCGGATCTCGCTGTCAGCAGAAGTGGCCTGATTGATCCAATCAGAAGTCAGGCGATTGTTTTGCGCTGCGGCATAAGCACGCTGCAGATTTTTATTCCGCGTTTGTGCTTCTTGGAGTTGTTGACGCAGGCCGCCGACACGACCGAAACCCAGGAAAGCCATTAACGGAACCTCACTTTGGCCAGACCGGGATTGCCAAGACCCTGGCGGATCTTCTCGCGTCGCCGCTCCATTGCGACTTCATTTTGCAGGGTGCTGCGCAGTTCCAACAGCTCGGTCATTTTGTACCGGCGCAAACTGCGACCACCAATGCTGTATTCCTGCACCATCCCGCCTGATGCGAGGGTGCGAATTGCAGCATCGACCTTTTCAAGATCAATCTCAGCGCGGCTGCGATCATCAAATGCACCGGGCGTGCCGCTGTAGACGGCAGAAGCCTTGACGGTAAATTGGCCGCGGCCAGCGGTGTATTGGGTGCTGTTGTAGGTGGCAACTGCTTGCCAAGTCCACAGCCCTGCATCTAAATTTGCGGTGGTGCTAGCCGGGACCGTGATGCGCCAACCATCACCCTCGGCTGTACCTGTAATTGTGGTTCCCTCGGATGCAGTGTTGGTCCGGGCGTACCACTTCAGCGTGTAGGTGCCGCTGTCAATGACAGTGCCAATTGAATCGGTAAATGACGGCACGTCAAAGATGACGGTGTCGCCTGCGTAAATCAGATCTGGGACAAGGATGGTCACCAGCTAGTCACGAATGAAGGATTACTTCGCACACGCCGCCTTTGCGGTGGCCGATATGGAGAGTCTATCGGTTTATCAGGCGTTGCATCAGTAGGTTGTTTTTCCTTTTGTGCTTTGCCCCGTGAGCGCTCAAATTGCTCAAAGATTGTGTTGCGGTTGAAGCGCATGTACAGATAGTGCAGAGCGGCATAGCTGTACACAAAACAGTCAAGCGCTTCGTTGCGATCACCTGCTTTCTTTTTCCACTCGCGAATGGCGAATCCTTTGACGTAACGGATGACTTGCCTTTCGCTGGTAAGCATTTTGAAGTATTCGTGCCCGGCCTCGGCGTGAAAATGGATGTAGCCCGCGCCAGGCTCGTTGTGTTTTAGGCGGCCAAACAAGGTGGATTTGATCGTGTCACTACCCACCGGAAATACTTCGGCAGAGTTTTTTAACACCTGACCCTTGTAGTTAATATCAACTTTGGAGGGTTTTCCAATCGGTGGTTTATTTCGCACCGACTGACCTTTCAAAGCGAATACACCTTTGCCTTTACGACTTCTGGCGTACGCATAAACTTCACTTGTGTAGTGGCCACCAGAGTCCACTCCAATCGCAGCTACCTTCAGCCGTCCGCCATCGGCATGCGGGTAGTCACGCAAAACAACATCGTCCACCTGTTCCCACAGCTTCTGACCGGCAGGATCGCCGTAAATCGCTGTATGGCTAATCAGCCAACACTCTTCGTCCTTGCCGTAGGCATACAACCCGATCTCAACGCGGTTGTCCTGCACGTCAACACCAGCGCACAGGATGCTGGCACCAGTCGGTACTTCACCAGCGGGATAGAACTCCGCACGCTCTGAAAGGCTGTCAGCACCTAGTTTTGCGCCAGTTTCTTCCTCCCAACATTCTCCCAAAATCGTGTTCACGAACGTTTTTAACAACGGCGCGTCGTTCTTTGCACGTAAAAACTCGGTGACAATTTCTTCCCAACTTTTCCAACCCAATGGCGAATACAAGGAGGACAAATGGAATCCAACCGTCCGCGAATCTTGGCTAGTAGCCGTAGAACGCCACTCACCTTTGCGAAGCATTTCGCTCTTGTAGTGCTCTGGTATGTGGCACCCGCACGACTCACAGACGTACGCAGCAGTCTTTGGGTCTCCGTCGAGCCACTTGATGTTTTTCCACTGCAGCCACTGCATGTGATCGCAATGTGGACAAGGGACAAAATATCGGCGCTGATCCGACGCTAAATATTCGGTTTCAATGCGGCTGGTGTCTTTGACGGTCGGCGTCGAGGTCAGGATGATCTTGCGCCTGCTAAACGTTGACGCACGACGTTCCGCCAGCGCACAAGGATCTCCTTCACCGTCCACATCTGCTGGGAAAGCATCAACCTCATCAAGAAGCACCCAGCGACAAGGAGCAGAGCGTAGGCCCGTAGCGGAGTTGGCACCCGTAAGTAGAAGGATGCCTCCTGGGAACTCCTTCGAGAACATGGTATTTCCACTGTCTCGACTTCTTGCGGGGCCAATCTTTTCCGCCAGACAGGGAGTCTCATGAATCAGAGCATCTAGACGCTGTTTTGAGAGGCGCTTGGCCATCTCAATTGTTGGCTGCACAAACAAGGCTGGGCCAGGGGCGTGAGCAATCATGTAGCCCACGACGTTGTTAATGCCCTCGGTCTTGCCCAGCTGAGCGCCTGCCATGAACACCACCTTCTGTACAGGTGAGTTGGCGGACATGCAGTCCATGATTTCCCGCAGGTAGGGCGTGCGATCTGTACGCCACGGGCCAGGCTCTGCAGATGCCTTGTTGGACAGCATTCTGTACATATCTGCCCACTGACTCACGGTGAGATCCGGGTCAGGCTTCAAGCCATTGACAAAGGCCCGGCGGTACAGAAGTGCGCCATCACGCATCGGTCAAACTCTCCAGCGCTTTGCGGATCTCTTCGGTCAAAGTTTGGTGGATGACAACAGGGTCGCTTTCTGCGGCCATTTGATTGCTCACGCGGTCCGGGATGTTGCCCAATGCATCCCTCACAGCACGCGCAGCCGAGAATGCTTCACGCTCGACGCGAGACACCTCCACCAACTGATCTTCTTTGACTTCAAGATCCAGGCGTGCCAGCTCAGCGCGGAAATGCTCTGACTTTGCACGGCTTTCATTGAAGCTTGGGATCTCAAGTTCGGCTGATTCTTTGCGCGTGGGACTCACTGAGACCATCGGATTGCCTTCTTTAAAGGTCCGAATCGCCTCTTCTTTGTTCCACTGGATTTTGTTCCCAACGACCGTGAAGCATCCGTCAAAGCGGCCTTGGGTCTTCAGCTGGCTGATACGCCCCGTAGTCAGGCCAAGCGCTTCAGCGAGTTCTTTGGTGGTACAAGACTCCATTACTCAAATTTAGCCCTGCTTACTCCGAATTAAGCCGAATAAGGCTGCATAACGTTTTTGAGACATATAATGGTCAACTTTTCAATTTTGGGTCTCATTTGGGGTCTCCCGTGAGACTGCCGATACCCACTGGCGCCTGACGCTAGCGAAATAGTGTGGTTCGAAATTACC